AATGATAAACTAAAAAAAACGAAAATCATTCTTTATACGGATTCTTCCTATTCGAAGCTAATATTGGGAGACACGGGCGTGAAGTATAGGAAAGCGGGTTACCTTGTATCGAAGAAAAGCGGCGAAGAAGTGAAGAATGCAGACATGGTGCATGAAATCATGGAGATTCGCGATAAGATTAGCGCTTATGGTGTGGAGCTGATCGTGAAGCACGTGTATGCACATACGAATTTAGATACATTCGAAGCGAATGGAAATCGTCTTGCTGACGAATACGCAAATATCGGTGCGAATAAAACGCATTTACATGCGAATGACTGAACGGAATAACAGAATAAAAAAGTGTTAGTTAGTTAGTATTTTGTTCGCATTAGGACTATTTTGTGGGAGGGCTGGGAGGACTGGGAGGGCTGGCACCTACACTACACTCAATACCTCTTCTGCAAATATTCTCTTTTTGTTTTGAATATTTGCAGTGTATGCTTCAATCGTATCGATGGCGATACATCCGTCGGTAGCGTCGTTGTGGTCGGTGTCGAAGGTATCGTCGGTATCAGCGTCGTGCTGTGACGCTGTTGATGCTTGTGATGCTGCATCTTCGGGTTGTTGTTGTTGTTGTTGGGGGTCTTGGAGTTGTTGCTGCTCGATCATTTCGGGTGTTGCGCGAATACGCAGCGGCGCCATAATAAACCGAAATACCGATACTGGTTCTGTTTGTCCGAATCTATGGCATCTTGCAATGGCCTGGTCTTCTACTGCCGGATTCCAGTCCGGGCTAACGAAATACACTTCCGAAAATTGTTGAAGATTGAGTCCTTCGCAGCATGTTTGTATTTGCAAGATGAGCACGTTTATTGCCGCATCAGGTGCGAGGATTACGCGACGTTCGCTTTCACTTGTTCGCCCGTCCAGGTATCGCACTACAAGAGACGGAAATGCAGTTGTGATGCGCGCCTGAATATAGTCGATTTCCCCGCGGAAATGGCAAAACACGATTTTACGTTTGCCGTTATCTTTGCGCGACAGAATGGTTCGCACAACTTTCGAGATTTTGCTGCTGTAATTCTCGTCTTCTGTAGGTGGCATCCGCGGCACGGATTTGCGGCATGCGAGGCGAGGATAAATGCACGACTGCTTTGCTTGAGTCATGCGGCCAATTTTAACGGGCGAAGGTTCAGGAAACCATGCAGGGGTGGCAGGGGTGATGAGGTCTGAGGCTGTGGTGGGATCCTCCTCCTGGTCTGCCAGTGCCGGCACATTCAAGCATCCAATTCCGCTATGAAGATTGCGCGACAATATCATTTCTTCCTGCGAGTCCCATTTCACGACGATGGTTTTTGTTGTCAGGGGCGGCAATGAAAGCCCGACGCTTTTTTTCGTGCGTTTGAGGACGTATGTTTGAACGATTTCGCGCAGATTGTCTTTGTTCGCATAATACGCGGCGGGAAGTCCAAGAAGCGCACACAACGCATAAAGGTCGTGAATCGAGTTTTGAATTGGCGTTCCTGTGACAAACCAACGGATATTGGCGCTCAGCGTTTCGACGCTTTTGAAGATTTGGGTATTGCGGCCGCGCACATGATGCGCTTCGTCGAAAATCACGCGGTCCCATTTGAGAGCGTAGAGGGGGTGCAGGCGATGAGAATTAGGACGACGAATCATATGCCCGTATGTTGTAATCACGATGGGTGCTTCTGCCAACATTTCGGGAGTTATTTTGCGCTTTTCTGGGCCATAAAATACGAGTGCGCGATGTCCGGCAGTTTTGAGGATTTGTTGCTCCCATTGTTTGACAAGCGCGACGGGCAGCACTATCAGTGTGCGTTTCTTGAAATTCGAAATAGTGAGCCCGATCATCATGATTGTTTTGCCGAGTCCCATTTCGTCTGCGACAATTCCGCCGAAGACACATGATTGGTCCATAGCAGTAGCTCCTCCTCCTCCTCCTCTTCGCATTTCATTTCGAAGACAGAACTGAATGCCTTGGGTCTGGTAGTCTTTGTGTTGTAATCCTGCATGTGTCAGAAAATCGTGAAAACGTTGAACATACTTACCTAGTTCCAGTGGGGCGGGTGCAGGGACAGGGACAGAAACAATACGCGAATCAGGTTGGACATTGATTCGCGTATTGCGAAGGCTTGCGGGGATGTTTTGTGTTGATTGTGATGCTGACATGGTTATCTATTGCTTGAAAATCTATTTCGTTGTAACGGATGGATGGGTCTATATTCCATTTCACTATCAATTACTATTTCAATTTTCTGGCACTTTAATGAAACGTAAGCAAGTAAGTAAATTTATTTAAATCGCCTAGTATCTCGTCGCGAATATTGAGTAAGTCACTATTCTCGGGATTTTTAAAATATGGCGCATTTGACATATTAACAAGATATTTTTTAAATATTTCAATGCATAGTTTAAATTTTGTTACACTTGTGTAATCATAAAAGGGGATATGTTTCGTAGACGTAAGGTTTACACGTTTTCCTGTTTTGCCTAACATCGTTTCTACAAATTCGTCTATACGTCCATTCAAGCTTTCGTATAGTTCGTCGGTGGCTTTATGTTCAGGGTAACTAAATGTTTTCCAGTGATATATTTTAACGATGTTTAGTATCTCAATGAACTTCAAGACAATTTCACTTTCTGTGTATTTGGCATTTCCGCAACTTCTAGAATTTCTTTTTATTTTTCTTGTCGTATTTTTCATGGCTTTTATACTATACATCTATAAAATAATAATATTGATGTTTGAATTTCTTTAGGTTATTATAACCCCCGGAAAATTGAAGTGAAATGGAGCGATAAAATAGAATGCAGTGAAATCAAAACATCAATCTCGTCTACCTGTCAAATGTCGTCTTCGTCTCAGTCTGCTACTCGTCGTTCGTCTTCATCTTCATCTTCATCTTCATCTTCCTACACCTACGGAATCCCAGGTTCTCAGGTGACTATCAGTCTCAACAAGAGCGGAAATCATTCTCTCACGCTGTTGCGTGGTTCCAATCCAAACTCCAAGACTTCTTCCAGTATTCCTGCTCCCGTTGGTCAGCCATTCTGCAAGGTATGCTTCGATGCTGGACTCCCTGTCGCCGACTATACCGGCCATTTCGTGAAGGACCAACCCGGTCCTGGCGGAAAAGTCGTGTGCCCTACACTTCTGGCGCAGAAATGTTTGAAGTGCGGTGTTGCCGGACACACTTCAAGCTATTGCCCTCAAGAAGCGCGTCGCGAAAGGGAGCGCAAAGAGCGCGAACACGAAACCAGGCGCATGAATGTGAATGCAAATGATGTCAATGGATGGAAGGTTGTCGGTGGCGCCGCCTCTATTCCTGTTCCTCTGACCAGTTCATCAAAGCCTCAAATCAAAACTGCCGCACCTCCTCCCGTTGCACGCGGTTCGTTTGGTCTTCTCGCGGTTGATGAGCCATCTGACGACTCAGAGTATGAGCGCGAACAAGAGGAAGTCCGAAATACGCCTGCTGGTGTTCCCAAGCCCGTTGTCAAGGAGCGCCCTGTGTTGACTGGTCCGCCTCCTGCGGTTGAACCTGCCAAGCCACTGACCTGGGCTCAACGCGCCGCCGCTGCCGCGACCAAGACGCCGTCGTCATCATCATCATCAACATCTTCAGCTCCTGTTCAAACGTCTCCTCTCGTCGATACGCGCTTCCAGTTGCACTCCTTATGCGACCGCGTTGAAATGAGCAAACGTGCATCTTCCGCAAAGAAAGTTGCGGCTGCATCTGCCGCAAATCATCGCGGGAATGCCGCATCAATTGCGCGCGAAAGTTCACTCAAGCGAAAGCAGGAATCGGTTACTATCCCTGCGTAAATGGGGTGCTGCTGGTGTGAGAGTGAGGGTGAGGTAATATCAGGTAAGTTGCGCGCACGTGTGTATATGTTCTAACACTTTTTATTATTATTTATCTAAATAGTAATAAAATAATAACGTCCCTGGAAGGATTCGAACCTTCGTTGAATGGTTAACAGCCATCAGTACTAACCTCTATACTACAAGGACATAACTAAAAAAATCGTATTCCTACGCCCACCCCTGGAGGGACTTGAACCCTCGACCCTGGGATTAGAAGTCCCATGCGCTATCCAACTGCGCTACAGGGGCGCAACCAACATACTATACTATCTTCATATATTATTATTTTTGTTTTTTAACGCACTGCAACAACAACAACATGCTTCTAACCAGATTCGAACTGGTGTTATTGGATTCAAAGTCCAATGTGCTAACCACTACACTATAGAAGCATACTTACTTACCAAAGAATATAGGACTCTCACTCCGATATTATTTATATTTTTTTCTTTAAGTTTGTTTTTTTTTAAATCTATTTTTTACTATCACTCTATTTACTATGTTATAAACAATAACTAAAATTAAAATAAATAAAATCAATAAAATAAATGCGAATATTTTTGAATATAAATAAAATATCGAATATCCTGGTTCTATTTGAGTATCTAATTTAAAAAGGTTTAAAATTTTTTTTATTAATTTTGAAATCATATGAAAAATATAATTATCCTTATGCCAGTTGTTTGAATTATCTGTATCAGGGAATAGTTGATAACATAGAGGCTCACAATACGTGTATCTTCTTAAGTATATAAAACTATAATAGTCCCAATCAGTTATATCTTTTTGGTTTACATTTAATAATCTTTCTCTATTCTTTTTGGTATAAATAACTGCATGTGTTCCACATGAACAAATATTTATATAATGTTTACTATCTAATGTGCATGGAAGTTGTAAATATGGCAAACAACCCAAGAAATACTGGTAGTCTTTATCTTTATTATCATTTAAAAATGTGAAAATATCTTTTTGAATTGACTCTTTTTTAATTTTTTCAGTAAATATAAAGTCATCCTCTAAAATTAGTATATTATCATATTTTTGATTTTTTGCATGTGTAAATACTTGTAAAAAAGCATCTACCAAGTCATGTGCAGGAAATTTTATGTGTTCATCTTTTTTACATTTCTTATAGCCTTTATTGAAAAGAATATATACTTCTTTGGTTGGATGGTATGTTTTTAGTTGATTCATTATATCGTCATAACGACCATTCCCTTCTAGATGAATAATATATGTTGCATCTACGGCGTCATCTAGCAGTCCTTTATTATATTTAATTTTTTTAAAAGTATAACATTGTGTTGATCTTTTAAGTTCCATACTATGGGTATATTATTCATTCATAAAATAATTAACAATAATAATTATAAATAACCTAATAATATAAAGTAAATATATATCCATATAGTTTTATATATACCTCTATGTCAACAACGCGTAAAGCACCAACAGAAAGTGCTACATTATTTAAAAAGGGAGTGATTAAGAAAGGCAACGACGGGAATCAGTGGGTTATCGTAACAAATGCGCGAGGGGTGCAACGTTGGCAGAAGGTGCAAGGGGCGAAGGCGAAGGTGAAGGTGAAAGCGAAGACACGCCGTGTAGGTCGTGTAGGTCGTGTAGTTGAACTTGGAACAGGTGATGCGTATGGGGAGAGTATTTGGGGCAAGAATAAACCATTGGAAAAATTTTGGCGAAGTTTAGCCTCCGGCAAAAAGGTGGTATTGATTCAAAAAATCGGTGGGCATAAAATATTTACTATGCCTACGGGCAAAATGACAGCGCGAAAAATGTTTAATACATTTGATAATGACCCGAATATAGTTGCGGTTCTTTCATCCAATCTGTCGACGGATGCGTATGAAGTGTTTTTGTATCCGAAAGCGGGAGATAAATCGGTAGAACACGTTATAAAAAACTACAAGAAATATTTTAAATCTGCAGGGCCTACGCCTGCAGACCTTATTGAAAAAGGCGTTCCCGCACAAGTGAAAGTGTTTTTTCCGGCGTAGTTAATTTTAAAAATGTATAAATATATAGTATATATATATAGTTATAATTCAAGCATGGATGTAGATTATAATGGTAACCCTTTACGGGCTTATTGTCCAGATAATTATGAAGTACTACCTGAAGGAACTATAGTGAAATTACATTCAGGTTTAGACGACTCATCTAAAGCTTATCTTTTATCTAAAGGTATAACAGAAGATTCTCTAGGAGTTATATATGGTTCTTATAAATCAGATGACAATATTATGGAATACTATGTTGTATGGAAAACGTCGATGAAGCGGAAAAGGCGGGAGGCTGAACGTAGACTCAGTATGAATTGGGACGAAATCATATCGACTAATAGATATATCTTAGAAAATGACTTGAGAAGTCTAAAAAGCAATCCTCGTCATCTTTCTGTGGCTCTTACAAATGCTTATGAATCACCCCGCGCCTACCTCTCCAAAGTTAGTGCGCTTCGTGCAAAATTCGAGACTCCAAAGACTCCGAGGACTCCGAGTGGTGGTAAAAGAGCACGCAAATCCAGAAAAGTTCGTAAGTCTCGCAAAGCGCGTAAGTCTCGTCGTCATCGTCCACGTCGGTGAATTTAGGATAGGTTGTTTTGGAATAAAAATTAATAATAACTTTTGGAGTTATTATTAAAATATATTTATAATATATATATAATTTAAATATGAATGATTCTTTACCGAAGTCGGGAATACCACCGATTTTGCCAATTCAAAAACCAAATGAGGATTTTCCGATGCCACAGATTCCACCGACTTCGTCCTTTGAGCTACCGGATATGAATAAGGAGGTAATGACATCATCGATGCCATCGATGGAGAAAATGATCACGCCGAAGCTTTATCCAGGAATGCCTGATGGATATTATACACCAGAAACTATTCGTCCATATATACAAAACCCCATTGTTTATGACACTATGCGTTATTATGAAGGATTGAAACATAGGCCTGATGGAAATACTCAAACTTCGCCCCCCCCCGTCGTCTCCAGAGCCAATGTTAATGAACTTCGTAGAATATTTGAGCGTGATAAAAGAGGTGGTAAAAGAGCACGCAAGTCACGCAAATCTAGAAAAGTTCGCAAGTCTAGAAAAGCGCGTAAGTCTCGCAAAGCGCGTAAGTCTCGTCGTCGTGCACGTAGGTGAATTTAGGATTGGGTTGTGTTGGAATAAAAATTAATAATAACCCGAAAGTTATTATTAATGTGAATATTAAATTTGCGCGAAGCAGGATTCGAACCTGCGCATCCTGAGATAGTGAGTGAAAGGGTTTATCCATGAATGTGGTTATATTAGATAATAATAAAATTGATATAATATTTTTGTTTTGTATTTATAACATACCACAGCAATGGCGTATATATATCGTATACTCAATAAAATTACAAAAAAATGTTACATCGGTGAAACAAAATGCAAGGATGTTGTTTGGAGATGGAATCAACATAAGCAAAAAATAGAAATAAATAAAGGCTGTCCTGCTTTACGAGATGCTGTTAAAAAATATGGTATTGATAATTTTGAATTTAGTGTATTGATTATTTGCTTCGATGATGAAAGATTTAAATATGAAATAGAGTATATAAAAAAGTATAATAGTGTTGTTCCAAATGGTTATAATATAACAAATGGTGGTGAGGGTGGAGGGTTTCAAGGAAAAACTCATACTGAAGAAGTTAAAAATATTATTAAAAATAAATTAAAACAAAAATTTATCGATAATCCTGAATTGAAAGAACAAATGTCGGAAAGAAACAAAATAGTTATGAGCAATCCCGAAGTAAGAGAGAAGATAAAAAATGGTATTTTAAATTCAGAAAAATGGAAAAAAGTAATTGAAAATATGAGAAGCGGTAATCATAAAAATAGTAAACATAGCGAAGAAGTTAAAAATAAAATTAGTGAAAGTTTGAAAAAATATCATGCAAATAATGTAAAAACTTTTAAGAATACAAATGTTAAAAGAGATAATAAATTAGGAAAAAAGATTAAACAATATGATATGAATAATAATTTATTAAATGAATATATTAGTGTAAGTGAAGCATCTAGAAAAACATCTGTTCCAAAATCATCATTATTGGTTCACCTAAAAGATAATACCAAAACAGGTGGAGGGTTTATATGGAAATATGCTTGATTAATTTACTACATAATAGGGTTACGTGTTGGAATAAAAATTAATAATAACCCGAAAGTTATTATTAATGTGAATATTAAATTTGCGCGAAGCAGGATTCGAACCTGCGAACCCGAAGGACGTCGGCTTAAGCGACGCGGCATTGACCAACTAACCGATTCGCGCTAAAACATTTAAAAAAATATATGCTCCTTACGGGGCTCGAACCCGTGACCCTGGGCTCATAAGACCCATATTCTACCAACTAAACTAAAGGAGCGAACCCATATTCCGTGACATTTTTATTTGGTTTTGTTTTATTATAGGATTAATGTTAATGTTAAGGTTTAAAGTGCAAGATATAATGTGCGTGTGAGTGAATAACATCACTACCTCGTGATGATAGTGATGTTGTGCGTCGCGGTGCTACCAACATTTTTTCAAACTAATAATGCTCGATTTTTTTGGTTTGCTGTGTGTTGGTGTGGTCGTCTGTAAAAACACAAGTGTTAGTAAATACCACCCGCTGGTTTCGATCCAGCGCCGTCTTAATAATGAGTCAAGAAAACCATTCAGTTATCAGACATTTATGTCAAAGAAGCACCAAACAGAGGTTACGTCCGCCGAGGAGGTGGTTGGTTGTTGTTGTTGTTGTTGCGGGTGGTGTCGCCATTTCGAAATCCCCACCACCCAAAGGTTTCATCGCCATAGTTTGTTTTAAATAATGATAATCCAAAGATGGCGGACCTTTTCTCGGTAAAAGTATATCTACGGGGTAGGTTTTTCTAATAATTATGATAACCCATAGATCACGTACCAAGAAATAGTCAAAATATATCAATGGAGTAAGGTGCTACATGCTCCACACTCGCATGTAACTATCTCATCCATATCAAACCATTCTATTTTTCGTTAAAATCATTTACTCATTAGTGTGTGATTTTATTCAAATGTGCCGAAAAGAGTCCCTTATTTGTTTGTTTGTTTGTTTGTCCGCGATATGACACATTGAAATAGTAAATCCTAGATATTTACATTCTATTCCATCCATATGAGATGGTCCCAAACTTCTCTTGAAATTAAAATGTATTATGCACACTATAAGTATGAGAATAACTACTTTCACAGAATTTTTCGAATACTTCCGATGAGCCTATACCCACTCTGTTTAGAGTCTCTGAGCCCGACTTTTCATTCTGGATTGTTTGATGATTTGCGCTAGTGCCTTGATGCACCGATGCGAGTTGTTGAATAATACCGGCAATAGGTTTCGATCCTATGTCCTCGGAGTTATGAGCCCCGCGCGCTTCCGCTGCGCCATGCCGGTAAAATGAAATTATTAGGATTGCTGCGTTTATAGCGTCCAGCTTGACAATACCGGCGATAGGTTTTGATCCTATGTCTCGGCTGGAGCGACCACCGCGAGCTGCCACTACTCTACACCGGTAAATAGTTTTGTTGCTGTGTTTTACGTCGCTTAAGCTATGACGAATCGTTTCTTTAAAACGACCAAATTATAGAATACCGCCTGTGGGTTTTGATCCGACGACCTCCAAGTTATGAGCCTGGCGCTCTGCCCCTGAGCTAAGGCGGTGAAATGTTTGGTTTGGTTTGGTTGGTGCATTTATGATGCAATAGTCGTTTCTGTAAAACGACCAAATTGAAAATGTTACCGGCGACAGGTTTCGATCCTGTGACCTTCCGCTTATAAGGCGATAACCATTCACAAAACAGACTTCAAGAGTCAAAAAGATAGCAAACGATGTTTTGAGACGCTCTGCCGCTGAGCTACACCGGTAGAATGTTTCGCGGTTGCGAAGTGCTCTAAGTGCCTTGATGCACCGGTGCGAATTGATGATAATACCGGCAACCCGTCTCGATCGAGTGACCTCGGAGTTATGAGCCCCGCGCGCTGCCCCTGCGCCATGCCGGTAAAATGTAGGTGAGTGTGGATGAGTATTTCCTTCTGCAAACTACTCATTCACATATACATATAGTTGTATGTCTTTAAGTAGTTTTAGGGAATATATATTATAACAATAAAACTACTTAAAGAACGCGTAGTATTATACTAAAAACTATACTATGGAAGAACCTGTCAATGCTTCTGTAGCGCTGTCGCTGCCACCGATTGTCATTCACGAAGTTGTTCAAATCATGGCGAATGTGATGAACTACTTATCTGTATCATTATATGAGTCTGCGTTTACAAAAAATCATGAGGATGCGTATTCTGTGCTTAAGTCTATCTATGATAGCGTTGCTTTGCGACCTTATGCTGCGCCGTCTTTACATGATGTTAAGCAGTTTTATGAAAATGTTGTTTATTTAGGGAGCGTTACATATACCGATGATCATGACTATTATACATACAAAAGGGGGCTGCGAAAATATATTATAAACTTAGAATATAAACCATAAATGCCAAAAACAGAAAAAAATCGAAAAAGTCCAACTGAAAGTGCTACTATGTTTACTATTGGATATATTAAAAAAGGTAATGATCGAAACATGTGGAAAATTATTGCAACTTCTTCAGGTGTGCATCGTTGGCAAAAGATAGCGAACATGCATTCGAAAACAATTAAAAAGAGTAAACGTGCGGGTGTGGGCATGGGCGTGGATGTGGGTGTGGATGATAATAAAGTTATGCAAAAAAGTAGTGTTTCGACCAACGAGTTAGTGAAAATAGGGAAAAAAAATAAAGTTGTAACTTCTGGAGCGTCAAAGAGTGCTCTGGCATTGCGAATATATAATATTCGAGGCAACGGATTATCCACACAAGATTTAGAAAAAATCGCGGATTTACTACCTAGTAAAGAAAAAAGAGAAGTGAAAAAAATGATTATCAAACAACACGACAACCCTGTTACGGATTATAAAGGCATGTGGAAACCAGCACCAAAAACGTTGAATAAAATGTCGCGTACTGAAATGATACATAGTCTTCGCGGTTTTAGAGATGCATGGGAGCGCGAAATGGGCAGAAATCAGGATTTATCTGATGAACGACTTGCCGCAGAAACCGAAAAAAACTTGCGCGAACATTTAACGTGGTATTATAGTGATATGGCAAAAAATCAGGCTGCAAATTGGATTCGCTATAATAAGTAAGTTATATAGATTACTTATAATAAAAATTAGATTTACTGCGTTTTTTTTGTATCTTTATATGTCGATTCTAATAATTTTATAACATTCTTTTCAAATATTTGAACAAATGCGTATATCATTTTATTTTTACACTCTATTTTTATATACGTATATGATTTTATATTATTATATATAAATATTTTTATATTAATAATAATTTAATATATATTCACTCTTTCGTTCGTTTATATAATTATTTTTATTATTAATCTAAAAATAATTGTTTAGGAATATTAAAAATATATTCTTTTTATTGTATATATAGTTACAATGGATATTAGTTTTAAACTAGGTAATAAGCAAAATTCAAATTTAAAAATGCAACTAAATCAGTATAATAACATTTTAAATAATCAAAAAAATATGATTCTTGCATTACATCAACAAAATGCTTTGAGACAACAACAACAACAAGTTGTTGCTCCTGCTCCTGTTGTTGCTCCTGTTGTGGTTCCTGCTCCTGTTGTTGCTCCTGTTGTTGCTCCTGTTGTTGCTCCTGTTGTTGCCCCTGTTGTTGCACCTGTTGTTGCTCCTGTTGTTGCTCCTGCATCTATGAATAATCAACCCCATGCTGTTAAAAAATTACCAAAAAAGGGATTTAACGTTTTATTTTGAAAAGTATATAATAAAATATTATTTAAGCATTATTTAAGCACTATTTAAATATTATTTAAGCACTATTAGCACTATTTAAGCACTATTTAAGCACTATTTAAGCACTATTTAAATATTATTTAAGCACTATTTAAGCACTATTTAAGCACTATTTAAATATTATTTAAGCACTATTTAAGCACTATTTAAGCATTATTTAAGTATTATGAATAAATAATAAAGTAATATTTAAGCATTATTAACACAATATTAGAAATGTAATATTAAGCATAGTTAGTTAAATTATATAATTATTTTTGCACTTATATAGAATTTTATATAGAATTTTATATAGAATTTATTGTATATTTCATAAATTCTATATTTTATTATAATTAAACATACTTTATTTGATAATTAAAAAAATAAAATATTATTAAATATTATAATAAATATGTCCCAAGCAGTTTCAAACGACTTTTCTCAACAAGCACCACTTGGTGAAACATTTTATCCTGGTGTTTCAGCAACTGGTTTGTTTTATGACTATAAAAGTTACGTATCATCTAAAGTAACAATAACATCTGCTATTCCACTTGTTAGATACACTATATCAGTTGAACCTAGTGACCAATCATCCAGTTCTAGTTCTTTGTATAAAGAATATGATGTAACAGATGCTATAACTTCTCAAGCTGGTAATAGTGCTCAAAAGTTGGATGTTACTATTATAGATAGTAATAGTATAGGAGTGAATGCTTTATATACCTTATTGTACGATTTTAATGGTACTAATCTTACTCCAAGTGGTTCTGGTAATTTAAAAAAATATAAAATTTTACATACTATTACATATCAATATTCTGATAAGGTTTATAAGCATTATCATATTCAAATGTTTACTTATTATAAAACTCCCGTACAAATAACAAATTTTACTTTTGATGATAATGTTGGAAATAATGATACTTTGAAAATTTCTGGTCTTATACTTGATAATGGTTCAAATGGTTCTGTTGATACAACTATTCCACAAGCTACAACTACACCAACCATTAAATCTGCTGTTACATTTACATTCCAAGAAGCTGAACCAGTTAATAGTGCTGTTGGTGCTAATAATCAACCCGATGCATATTTTGAGTATAGCACAAGTTATAATGCAGCTGGAACTTACGATATTCCAAACCTTGCATTAACCGCAGGTAAAATTTATAAAGTTACTGCACAATTTTCATGGACATTAGGTTATACCGCTTTTAAAAGATCAACACAGAATCTTTATATTATTAATCGTCCTCAAATAACAAAGATAGATAAAAATAAACTAAGCACTCATGATGCAAACAATATTGTAATGGAAATCACTACAAGTGCATTAGTTGCTTCTGGAGATATAACTGCACCATCCAAACTTTGGTTTGAATTTTATAACACTAACGTTATTCCTCAGAATGGTAATGTTACTGGACTTGTGGCTAGAGCAGGAGGTGATCCTAATGCTACTAATCCTGATACCGGTATTGTCGCGACCGGTATTGTCGCGAATAGTAATAATAATCTATATCCATTAAAATTAAGCGAGATTGGTATTTTGAACAACAGCGGTGGTCTTTTAAATGGTACAAATTACTATGTTAGAGCTGTAGTAAGATACGAAGGTCAATCATCTCTTCCTAATACTCCACAACTTAGATATTCTAATATGTTTGGTCCTTTAAATTTTGATACTACTGATCCTGAAATTACTGGTATTCTTAAAAATAATTTATATGTTGCTGATAGTACTAAAAAAATAATAACAATATCTGTTAAAAATAGCGCATATTATCTTTATGCTCCTAATGTCACAAATGCAGCACGTTTTATGTTTTATGACCAAAGTGTATCAACATCAATCCCAGTAGCAACTACGGAAAATTTTAATTTTGTTAACGACCACGAATTATTCACATACCAAAAGTATGATGTTAGGTTGGATCAGGTTACTATAGGCGGTAATCTTGTGAATGATAAAGAATATTTAATAAGAATGGAAGTAGATCTTACAAAACATAACGGCTCCAGTGAGACACGTAAGTCTACAATAGCCACTAATACTAGTCTGGATCGTGTAAATTTTGATAGTAGAGAACCTGAAATTACTTCTTTAACTGCTTATGACGCTCAGAATGATGGTAGTGGTGATAATATGCCAACTGATGATCCTACTGATAGTTCTACTCAGCCATTAATTAATATATTTGTAAAAAGAGAAGCTTACGAACTAGTTGCTCCTAATAGTTTAAATGGAATTAGATTCATTATTTATGATTCAAATTCAACAAACGCAACCATAGTAGCAACAACTTCGCCTGATACTTTTGTAAATACGTCTATAGAAGGTTCACAAAAATATGATGTTTATTTAGATGATATTATTCTTGTAGCGAACAAACCAAAACTTTCAAATGGTGTCCAATATTATATAAAAGCAGAAGTTTCAATAGTATTGGATGGTGGAACTACTCCCGACACACGACTTTCGACAAGTTACACTTCTTTAAAATTTTCTCAAGATATTGCTGCTATTGCATCATTGAATATAGCAAATACATGGGATCTTGTTTCAGGTGGTAACCCAACTTCACAACAAGCTTTCTTCAATAATTCCCCTCTTGTTGGTATTACCGCTTACTTTAATAAAACCGATCAATTTGGTAGCGGATACACTAATCAACTCGATGTTGTTAGTACTAAATTTAAAGTAGAATATAAAGTTGGTAGCGGGCCATGGACTAATGTTAAAAAAGCTGTTTTAATACAGCAATTAACAACCAACGAAACTTTTCAGGCCGCTGTTAATAGAGCTACCAGTTCAGCTTTATCTACTAATTTAGATGGACTTTATAATAATGTTGTTGGTGCTAGTAATGTTGTTGGAACAATTCAACCTCCTATGATATTGTACATTCCTCAAATACAAGATGGAGTAGTTAAAGCTTTTGATGAAAGTAATTCTGATCGCGTTAAACTTAGAGTTAGTGTTAACGATCCTACGGGAATGTGGAATAGTTCTCCTACTGATTCGAAATTTTCGGCATCAACAGAATCTAATAATCTATACGTAATAAAAAAAATAAATACATATGAATATTCAGACTGCAGTGTTACTGAACCATATAATACAACTGATAATAACGGAAACTTGCAGATAAACATTCCTGTTGACTGGAAGTCAATATATGCACATTCCGTTTTAGTTGGTATTAAATATGCTTTAAGTGATTCATATACATATGATACATTTGGGTCATTCTTGAATAACAATAATACTACGTTTGTAACTTTACCAGTAAATCCCGCACTAGGAACTACTTTATATTATAGTGTTGCGTATATTATATCCAATTTAAATAATAGTGCTACTGATACTGACCAAGGTCTTACTACTGAAAAAAATGTTCATAATAAATCATTCCCTACTTCAAGTGATTATACTATTACCAACACTTCATACAAAACGTTTAATACTGGTTCAGAAAGCAGTATAAGTTTTGATCTTACATTTCAACCTGGCACAACAAGAAGAATTGATGGTCTCAATGTTTATTTCACGTCTCCAAATACCCCTCCTGAAGGGTCTAATATAACAAAGACAAGAATTGCCACATATCTAGCAAACAATGGTGGAACAAAAACTATTCAGCTTCTTTACACAAATAATCCATCTACGATAAATTCTGATGCTGATACAAATAATACAAAGTTAAATATATTAAATAGTGCAGGAGAAGTGGTTGATGGTTCAGTATGGGGAGATTTTGATATGGCTAATATATCATTTGAAGCTTACAGAGATAGACGCGTAAGTTGCAGTAGTGCTAGTTATGGCTCTATAAATTATATCCAATCCGGATCTTCAGATTTTGATAAGGTAACTTGGAATGTTCCTAAGCTAAGTCCCCCCAGCATTGCCGGAAGTATAACTCTTGAAAGCGGTATAATAAATTCGAGCGCCTCTACTATCTTAAACTGGGTACAAGCCAGTAATACCAATAGTATTCCTTATAAATATGATGTATCTCTTACCTCGGCTTCAAATTCAACTACGCAGACTGAATCATTACTAACTACAAATAGTTTAACTCTTAATTTAAATCAAACAAATACTGATACATATACTATAAAACTATATAAAGTATTTGATGTATCTACAAATGGTAGTAGTGACGAGAAATCTCTTGCTGATACTATAACTTTCTGTTCGATTAAAGTTGAAACTACAGCTGTTGATATTCAAGTGGTTAACCCTAGCGATACATCCAAGGTTAATGTGACATTTAATGATTCTGTTGTTACTGGTAATAGTGTTATTGCTACCGGTAATGGTGTAGAACTAGCGTCGTTTAGTGCAAATGTTAGTTCACAATATCTTGCATATACAAAAACCCTTACTAGGACTCCATTCACTGCTAGTGACTTGTTAAGAGTTGCTGATGTTACTGCTTTAACTGCCACTGCTACTGCTGCTGCTGCTGCTGCTGCTGCTGCTGCTACTGCTGCTGCTGCTAATCCTAATGCTACTACTACTGCTGCTGCTGCTTCTGCTGCTGCTGCTGCTGATGCTGCTGCTGCTGCTGCTGCTGATGCTGCTTCTAATAAAGAATCCGTTCCTATTGGGGGGAAAAAAGAGTATAATATACCAACTGGTATTCTGCAAGGACACGAAATGAATTTACATATTTACACCGAAGCAAAAATAAAATATAGAGTAAATGATACAATCAAAACTACTATCCCTGTTAGTGTTCCCAAATCCCCAGATACAACTAAACATAAATATTTAGTTTCAACCCTTCCTAGTATATCTATTGCTCATCCTGGAGTTGTATCGGTTCCAGGAAGTTCCGATCCACATATGTTACTTAATATGAATGCAAATGGTTTAGAATATGAAGGATTGATTAGCGCATTTGTTCTTCTTACTCAAGATGGAGACCCAATGAAGCCTGAGGGTGAACATATGATGTATTTATTTCCATCATCCGGTGCTAGTTTTGGATATCTTAATCCGGTTACTACAAATGGTGGTGCAGGTGCTGCAGATTTAAGACTCGGTGCAGGAGATACGCATCAGGCAAATCCAGTAAGTATTTCTGGTCATAGCACTAGTACAGTTATTGCTTCTGCTTCTGCTACACTTACTATGGGTGCATTGGATACCAATGGAAGGTTTAGTCTTTCTACATTACGTTTGCCTTCTTCATCTGTATCTGGTTTTAAAGATGGTTCTGTTGTTAATTATTTATTGATGGCTACGCACAGACGTGGAACAGATACTGCAGTCGGTTCTTTTACATACTATGCACCTGTTTCTGTTAGTGGTGTTCCTAATATTACAACCAGTAATGGTAACTATTTTGTAAATTTTACTTTAGGCACATTATAATATTCTGTATATGATGATAATGTAACTTTGCGACCTTTGGTGTTGTCGTCCTTATACGATATTAATCAGTTTTATCTATTTAAAATAATATTATATAGTATAATATTCTATAGTATTATATAATACATTCATCTATGTTAACTTATATAACTTATATAACTTATATAACTTATATTTTCATATATAAGTGACTTATTAAATCTATATACATTTATCCACAAACACATTCGTAGTGAGGGTGCGAATAATTTTTTTATTATTTTTGTCGTAGTCTTCTATCGGTTCACATACGTTGCGCATGATTGTGAGATACTCGATTTGTTTTGACTCCGTTTCCATCCAATTCGGATTCTCCTCTACCCACGCCGTCAAAGCATTGCGTTCTTTCTTGGCAATTTGAATTATTGTATTTTTCATTTTCTCGTGTGTCTCATCTTTCTCCCATTTGGTGTTGTCTTTAATATACATCGTCTCACGCTTCTTGTCTGTGCAATGGATGGGTCGCTTTGTTACATCTAGCTGTTTGAGTCCTTTTATCATGACATCTGTTATCCCGCTTACTAATCCATTTTTACGCGAGAAGTCCAGGTCTTCCAATGTTATCTTGAGTGAATCCACGAATTCCGATATATTCAGCGCATCTTTACATGTCTCGTTTAGAAAAAACTGAATATTGAAGTTTTTGGATTTGTTGATGTTATTGGTGTTGGTGTTGATATTGTTGGTGGTATTGGTGGTATTGGTGTTGTTTGTCGTGCCAATCTTCTTTATTAGCTCGGCATTCTGTGTCATAAGCTGGGTTATCAGTGTGGTAAGTTTTGCAATCTCTTCTTTGTTTTCGTTGGCGTTGGTGTTTGAAGAAGACATGGTTGTAATGGGAGGACTGCATTCTTTTTTGTGTCGCCACATTGTCGTTCTCGAGTTAAAGCTTTTTTTACAGATTTCACACGCATATACGTCTAGTTTTTGATAATTGCCCAGCGTGCCTTTTTTTGTTTCATTTGCCAGAATTTTGTGTTTACCTGTAAGAAGATGTCTATCAAACTTGCTTTTATATGATGCATTATAGTCACAAATTTTGCAATGAAATATTTGTGCCTTTTCTTCGTGTGCGTGTTGTTTCATTTTGTTTCATATATATGAAACAGAAAAAGTCCTAAACCCTTTTCATATAATCTTTGGAAAATGTCCAAAATTTTATCGTCACGTTTTTTTCATGTTAAAAAAGTGAATGTGACCATTATGGTCTGAGTGAAGTTTTTAACATTTTTTCAAATCTAGGATTGGTTTTTCAAAAATGGACATTTTAAAATGTCCATTTTTCAAAATCGTAGAATAGATTTGAAATTTATATACATCATTCATTCTTTGAATGTTTTGGTGAAATGGAGCAGAATAGTTTGTTGTTTATATATTATACGTGGTCAAAAAAACGTGAAAAAAAGTTCGCACAAGCGACGCGCGCGAGCGCGGAGCGACGACTACTTATTTGCAAAAGACATTCCCTATAAAAAGCGCACCTACTAACCCGAGAAGTGCACCAAGGTGATAGTTGTATTGCATTACCTTATATACTCCTAACCATGCTTTCTTTTGCGTGTCGCCTTCGATATGCAGAATCATCCAGTCACTCTTTGGTGCGAGCATATAATAAAAATAGTTGATAGTAAGCGTGATCGCACCGACTACACAAATCGTTGAAAAACGATTGAGCTTACGCGTGCCAGTCGAATGATTCCATGCCAAAAATATAAATGATGCTAGCAATCCTAGTGCAAAACCAATGAAGTAGATTCGCCTACGTTCATTTGCGATTTTGTCGTAAACTACATTCTGTTGATGGGTTAAAATACGCCTAAAATTGGTTATTGCATCGGTTTTATCAGAGCCATACATCGTAAAAATCATAGCCACTATAAAAATAGTTGCTACTACGCAACTTGTTGTGCAAACCATGGTTGTGGGTTTTGGATTTTTTGTTTGGGTGTGTTGTATATATATATTATGGATATAAAAAGAAAGTTTATTATTGTTGCATTGGTGTATTGGGGCATTGGTGTATTGGGGCATGGGGGCATGGGGCAAATTTACAATAAATCACGCAAATCGAAAACACTTCTGCGCGATGATGAACGTAGTCTCACGTTCATACGTGTATTTGGATTTACTCCTCTTGTTCGATTGACATGTGCTTCGTCCAGGTGAATATGGTGCACATGTTGGTCCTGATGGTCCTGATTGTCCTGATTGTCCTGATGGTCCTGATGGTCCTGGTTGTCAGTTTCTTCGTTTTCTGTATTGTTCTCGTAGTTATCGTCGTCGGTTTGTTCGTTGTCTGTTTGTTCGTTGTCTGTTTGTTCGTTGCCTGTGTTCTCGCTGTTGTCATCATTCTCTGTGTTATCGTCAGAATCATCATCATCATCATCATCATCACTATACCATTCATCCGGAACATTGCCTGCATGCACAAACTCGGCAGTCGTTTGCAATACCGCATATGCAAATGTGCGCAGCGAATCTTTGAATGCCCGCTTTGGATGATTTGATCCTCGGATATTTTGTATATGCGCGCTTTTCGGAAACCAGTAAAGTTCATCGCGGATGATTTGCTCCGCATTTGACGGAAGAAGAGTGTTGGTTGTGCTTGGTTTCGGTCTTGGGTCTTCAAGTGACCCGCGGCACATTGGGCACAAGTTTTTGTTGCGAAGTGATGACAGAAGACACGAGAGATGGTATGTGTGACCACATGGTGTGATTGTTGTGTTTTTGTATCCGAGGGTTAGTGTATCGAGACAGACACAGCATGTTTGCTCTTCGAGTGAGATGGCTGGGGCGGGCTCGCATTGAAATATTTCGCTGGTGTAATGGCCGACCAACTCTTCTTGTGTGTATAGTAGTAACTCGGGGTTTGGTATGGTTTGGGTTTCTATGGTGGTGGTGGTTGATTGGATTGTAGTGGGGCATGTTACTTGAACCTGTGTTCCTGATTCGGCGGTATTCGGTCTCATCGTATTCAGAGGAGAAGACGATTTCCTTGTCTTTGTGCGCGGGCTTGGGTTCGGGTTTGCTCGGGGAGTTGTAGGGTCCTGGTTTTCCGGATTCATCATCCATGAAGAGATGGTGAGAAATTTCTGCACGTAAGAGGCCATAGTTGTTTGATGATTTGATGATTTGATGATTTGATGATTTGATGATTTGATGATTTGATAACTTGATGAACAAGTTGAGTCTTTCCTGTATATACATTTATGGGATATATAAACTTCAATTTTCCGGGGACAGAATGCGGAAAATTGAAATGCAGAATCTAATGTTTGCGCCTAGTTGTTTTGCGGCGCTTATTGGTCCGTTTGGTTCGCCTAGCTTTTCTTCTTCTCCCTCCTCCCCTTTGCGATAATATACCAGGAAATGCAAATGAAGAAGGTGAGGGTCGCGATGATGAACTATAAGGGGGCAATGATTGAATTGAACCGGAACCTGGGCCTGCATTACCTAATGCATTTTTTAACCATGAACCAACTCCTCCACAATTTGTTGTTATTGTTTTTATTGTGTTTGTTATGTTTTGACTCATGGTGGGGTATAGTATACTATATTAATATAGCATAATATTTTATTTGGTGTATGGATGGTGTATGGATGGTGTATGGATGGTGTATGGATGGTGGATGGTGGATAGTGGATGGTGGATTCTTATGCCCTTCCTCCGGTAACTAATGTTGTTGCCATTTGCCCATCTTTACTACCTACACTCATCCTCGACCCCGATGGTTGAAAAACGCCACCGACCCCACCCCCACTTTGGTTTGGTTTGCTAAA